TTTCTATAAGTCTTACCCACTACTCTATCTCCTATTTATATAGTTACTTGTTGGAACTTATAATCGAATTTTTCATCTGCGTATATTTTAACACGCTCTCTCCAATGTTTAAGTCCGTAATTATCCCTTTTCTTCCAATGTAAATCATCAACAATGTCATATAAAACCGCTTGATTATTTTTATCATCTAATCTTAATATTCTACCAATAGATTGTAAATTTCTAATCTTTGCTTTGTACGGATGTGCAAAAATCAATGACTGTAAATTTTTAATATTAACACCCGTTGATAAAACACCAGATGATGCAATAATAACTGCGTCTTTACATTTTTCTGTGATAGCACGAATTGATTCTCGTTCTTCCACATCTGTTTCTCCGGCAATGAAAAACACCTCTCTATTATGAGATTTATTTTCCATCAACCTCTTTAATACTTTACCATGCTTTTCTACATAATTAAATAGTATGAGTGTGTTACCCGTTTGATCTAATGCAAGATTACAGATAAAGTTATTTCGTTTTGTATGTGATACAATAAAATCTATTTCTTCTTTATATGTTGATTTCTTTTGTGATTCTCTTTCAACTTCTGGATATTTTAATAACAAACATTGTATTTTTAAATCAGATATATGTTTATCTTTCATTAATTGTTTAGAAGTTATTGCCTTATATACTTTACCAAACAAACCTTCTAAAACAAATTGATGTGTTTTAGATTCAGTTAATGTACCTGTAGTACCAAATCTATATCGACAACTAACCATCTTTTCAAGTATGCCTTTCAATGAAGTAGCACTACATAAATGAGCCTCATCACCTACTACCATACCAAACTGTTTAAAGAAAGGAACTCCAAGTCTAAACAAAGATTGCCATGTAGAAATCACAATCTGTTTATCTGTTTTCTTATCTCTACCCGAATAAATCATATGACATTGATTTTCGGCATTCCATTTATCGTGAGATGAATAATCTTTAAAATCATTATACATTTGTGTAACAAGATTAGTTGTTGGCACAAGTATTAATATCTTATCATTATCTAAAAAGTGTTGATGCCATCTTATTAATGAATATATAACTAAACTTTTTCCTGAAGATGTAGGAGATAATAATAATGCACGCTCAGATTTGATACAATGTTCAAACGAAGCTATCTGATAATCTCTAGGTATGATTGGTTTATTTTTACAATGAAGATTTAATGATTTGAAAAAATCATTAATTTTTAAATCTTTGGTAGGCTTAACACTTATAATATCACTTTTAACAATATAATGTCTTTGCATTGCAAACTTCATAAGATGATCGTAAAGACCCATATAAAGTTGTTGTGTTTTTACATTATATAAACGAATTTTTCCATCCCAAATCTTATTACGATATTGAGGCATGAATTGATAACCCGGAACTTGAAATGCAAAAAATTCATTAAGTTCCTGAGATATGTGTCTTTCACAAGATATTTGCAAAAAGGTTTCGTTTAATTTTCCAACGACAATCATAATTAAAAAGCACCACCCATAAATTTTTGATGTTCAAGAGCGTTCTTTATATTAAAGGATTTATTTTGCATAGTTTGTGCTGCTTGCACGATTAACTTCAATTTTTCTTCCTGTATTTTTAATTTGTCTTGTAATTCATTAAGTTTTTGATCTGCTTCTAAGTAAATATTAATATCTGATTTTAAAACTTTATGGTCAAATGGTTCTTTTTCATATTCAGATGGATCTGATTTTCCCATATAATACATCCACCTTTTATATCTCAAAACATTATATTCTTTTTCAAGAAAACGCAAACGAATCGCTTCGTCATGTGCGAGTTGTTGATATTTAGATACTTGTTCTGGAATTTTAAGAGATTCAGAATCCAATTGTGTATAATCAATCTTTTTATCTGATTCAATTAATTCTAATATTTGTTCAATTTTCATGTAACAATTATAACAAATTACATTAATTAATACAAGGGAAAAGTTTGCCTATTCAATCTTGGCTATTTCAAACTGTCCTTTGAAGTTAAAAGTCGTGTCAATTATGATAGGATCAAGTGTAGACGTAGTAGTATCCATTCCAACGGAACTCAGAGAAGTAGGGTAAACATCAGTAAAAGTAAACCTGTAATTGGGATTTGATTTATTAGTATGAAAAATTACATCCATATCAGAAAATCTACTGGCATCTTCAGATATGGTAGTTGTTTCTTCAAGTTCTTTAAACTGTTCAAAGTTTTTAGGAAAACCGAGTCCAAGCATCCATGCATATATTTCTTGATAATTTTTCAAATCTTCATCTAATATAAACCCGATAGTGAGTGCTTCAAATTGAAGTGTATCACCTTCTACGGGAGCATTTAAAAATGGAGTAGGTAAAAAAGTATCTCCCAAAATTACTGAGGGAATAGTAATTCTTTGACAAAAATATTCTACATGAGGTAAACGAGAAAAACTAACTTCAAAATTTACAACATTTAATTGATTAAAATTCTTAGGTTGTGTACTTGTAAGTTTAGTCATTTAACTGATTTTTTGAAGTCGTAGGAATTTCTTTAAGTACTTCTATATTTTCAATATCTTCTTCTTTAATATCTTCGATATTTATATCTTCGGTTACGGCTAGTTTTCTTTTGTACCATAACATTGCTTCTTTAATTTGTTCTTTTTCCATTGAATAAAGTTCCTTACGCTGATGTATTAACCATAGAACCTTTACCTGATTCTATTGGTGCTATTTCATCTACTTTTGCTACTCCCACATCTCCTACAGGATTCACGGGTGTTACTGATGCAGCAGGTGGTGTGAGAGCAGATTGATTCATACTCTGAAATGCTGGAGTTTCTAACGTACTTTGAACATCCATAATTTTACTTCTTTCTTTTTTTTTGTGTGGGAAAGAGGACAAGTAAACTAAGCATTTACTTATCCTCTTTTATATTCAAAAACAGAATATTTCATTCTGTGTTGAAGTATTTATAATACTTGAACCAACCGACATACAAACTATAACACAAAGAAAAGCACAATACAAGGGAAAAGTTAATAATAAACATATCCTTTTCTATTCAATGCTACTCTATTAACTTGGTGTTCTTTTTGTATATCTTGTTTTGATTGTCCTTGATAAGATACTGCTAAATTTTCTTCAATCATTTGTTCATTTAAGTTGACTTTATTAACTATAATTTCACCTAAAATACGGCCAAACTTCCCTTTTTTGTCTAAATGCGTTTTAAGAGTTATATGCGATCCTTTGGGACAATAATCATTTAAAAAGGCTTTAGATAAATTCCCGTAAAATTTTTCTTCAGGATCTTTTGTCCGTGATTCGGGTGTATCTATTCCATAGAGTCGTATAGTTTGATTAGAAAGAAACAAATCAAACCCCAAATCAATATCACACCTAATAGTATCTCCATCTATGATTTTAGTTACCTTTGCTCTATATTCATGCATTTTCTTTATTAAGTTTCTCTATATATTCTTTCTTTTCACCGAAATAGTTATCAAACAATTTATCAAACATAATCCATCCTGTAATTAAATATTTTGGCTCATCATTTAATATCGGTAATGCTCTGTGAGTATGAGTAAACCCTGCTGGCCAGATTAACAAGGTTCCTGTAGTAGGTTTGATTTTTAAACGATCTTGATAAACAAATTCTGTTTCCCCACCTTCTTCAATATCATTTAAATAATACATAAAGGTTAAAATTCTACCTTGTGATTGTATATCATCTGATTGTTGTTCATAATGATATTCCCAATTACTTTCTTTATTCTCTTTACTAACTTTTCTCATTTTCAAAGGCATGGCAATCAATTTAGGAGACCACGATAAAATATCAAATGTTTTTTCATATTTATTATAATGTTCCCATAAGAAATGAAACAGAGTTCCAGAAGCTTCAATAAATTCTGGTATTTGTTCAATATATAAATCATCACACCGAAATCCTCTTGGATCTTCTACTTCTCTGCCAAGAGCATCATCTGGTGTAGTGTTATTATAATGTTCATATGTTTCTATTAAATTCTTACAAAATTCTGGAGATAATATATTTTTATAAACTCCAATAAATCTATCTCCCTTAGAAAAATCACAAACATCATTATAAACCTCTGGTCTATTTTGTGCTACATGACGATTAATAAAACCGTATTGCGAATATGCGTTACTCATATCATTCTCCAAATAAAAAAGGGGGAGGGGTAAAACCCCATCCCCCTTAGTTAAAAACAAACTTAAATTACATCAAGTTAGCAACTTTAACTTTTCTGTAATATGAATTTGAATTAGCAGCGATACTAGTCATTGGATTAGCTACAAGACCATATCGGGTTTTAAATCCGATTTTTGGTTGGAATGTATCTTCACCCATCGCACGAACCATTTGTAGAGGAACGTAAGGACAGTAAAAGAAGCCTGCATCATAAGGTGATGTACCACGATAACCAACTGTATAAAAGTGGTCAACGGATCCACCCCAATATGGGTCAACATAAACTTTCATCTTACCATTGAGAACGCCAGCGAAAGTTCGATTAGCATCGTCAACTTCTAACGCAGTAGACATTGCCGGTGCATGATCGAGCATTCCTGCCATTGACATAGCAGATGCAACGTCAGATGAACAAATCATAAAGTTACCTTTACCGCGTCGGGTGTCGATAGCAATACGATTAGCATCACGCTCAATTTGATACAATAAACCTTTGAACTTTTCAACCATCCAACGACCATTAGAGTCCGTGTTCAGATCAAAAGTACCAGCGGTCGTTACCGTACCAGTAGGTGCGCCTGCTTTAGCAGATGAATAAATTAAGCGAATTACTTCGCGATTGATTTCAGAGAGAATCTCAGTAGAAAGGATATTCGCCAATTCTGTTTCAGCATCCAAACCGTGAACGGCTTTAAGATCCTGAGCAAGTTCTGTTGAATATTCAGCTTTCAATGCACGCGTTTTAGCGGTTACTGAAGTTTTCTCAATACTGAACGCCATTTCCTGGAAAGTACGTCCACCAGATGATCCGATTGCTTCACCATCAGCGTTATCAAGTCCTTGTCCAGTTGTCCAAGTACCATCAAACGGATTGTTGGTATCATCGGTAGCAACATGAGCAGGCGTACCGTCATTATCTCCGGCATAAGCAGTATTAGCTTCGTCATAAAGAGCTTCGGTTCCACCTTGAGTTCCGTATCGGCTCTTCATTGCGAAAATTAATCCCGTAGGTCCAGACATAGGCTGAACACCACAAACGTCATAAGCGATCATTTGAGGCATAGCGCGTCGAACTAGGGAAATTAGTACCGGATCCCATTTAGCAACGCCACCAGTATCAGGCATAGCGCCAGAGCTGTTAGCAGGAGCCGCTTCTGATAAAAACTTTTCTTGATTCTCCAACAAACGCAATGTTACATCACGCTTATAAGAATCTTTAATCTCAGGAAGGTCTTTATGCTCTATTACGGGCTGCCATTTCTCCTTGATTGTTTCAGATAAATACATTTGTATCTCCTTTATTATTAATTAAATTTTAAAACTTAACAAACTTCAAATTCACTTAGTCCATATATTTAAGAATAAGGTATTTACTTTTTCAAGTTAGATATTGCAGCCATAACACTATCCATTCTACCATCACTTGATCCATCTGTTATGTCTTTGTTAGTTGCCGCAGTTCCCTTATTATCTTCCAGTTTCTTATCTTTCTTAAAGTAACTGTTCTTAATGATGTTCAACTTTTCTTTATATTGTTCATCAGATTCATAATCGACATCTTCAGTCAACTCTTTCATTTTTTCAATGTCCGTGTCAACCATACCTTCAGTAATGTTTCGGAAAACGTCTATAGCTTTATAAGTATTCAACTCTTTCGCTGTATCCATATGCTTTTGGGTCTGTTCGTCAAGTTTAGTTTCCAATTCGGCAACTTCTTGTACAAGACTCTCAAAGACATCTTCTTTTTCTGCAGGAACGTCAATGTAATGTTCTTCAAACAATTTTTTCAATCCAGAAATAAAACTCTCCGTGACTTCGTTGCGAACACCGGTTTCAACAGCTAGTTTATTTTCTTCCATCCATTCTTTTACAACGTAATTCATATACTCATCCATTTTTTCTGTCATCTCAGTATGAATTGCCTGAGTTTTTTCTTGTGATTCTTTTTTAGATTCTTCACGAACCTGTTTACGAATCTTAGAAATCTTAGACTTAACAGCGGCTTCAAAAATTGTAGCGGCTTTAGTCTTAAATTCTTCTGAAAGTTCTTCGCCATCAATCAAAGCAGAAACATCTTCAGAAACGTCTATTTCTAATTCTTTTTCTTCTTTCTTGGCTTTTTTGGATTCCATTTCTTCTTCATCTTCTTCATCATCTTCCCAATCTTCATCATCCATTTCTTTCCTAGTTTTTTTAGATTCTTTCTTAGTCTTTTTGGATTCCATTTCATCTTCTTCATCCTCATCTTCATCTTCCCAATCTTCATCATCCATTTCTTTCTTTACTTTTTTAGATTCTGCTTTTGGAGCAGCTGAAGGACCTTCTTTGGCTTTCTTGGTTCCACCTTCGCCATCTTCTTCTTTATCAGAACGACCTTCTTCGCCATCAACTTCTGGCATGCCTAATTCTTTATTCTTGTCTTTCATTTCTTCCATATCAACCTCTTCATTTTTTCCATCATCTTTGAGTGTTTCTTTTTTAGCCATTGTTAATCTCCTAGAATTAATTTGTTTCTTGTATATTTATAATATTAAAGATTTTGGAGGAATTTTTCAAAAACTTCAAGCTTTTTTTGTTCCAAATCTCTCATATTTGCTTTTTTAATAATATTTTTCATATCATCAATTTCTCTTTCTTTTATAATACCGTTTTCCCATACCCATTCTTTACCTTCCATAATACCATTAACAAATGCGTCTGGTGCTGATGGATCAGCAACAATATCAACAGTAGATAAAATAAAATCATTTTGAACTTCATTAACACCTTTTTTATTAGCTTTCAAACTTCCCATACCCCGAGAAGATACACCAAGTTTAACACCCTCGCTAATAAAATTCTTAACGATCTTACCATTAGGTGTGTCCATTACTTTTGCTTTACCAATAAAATTCTTTCCATCTTCATAGAGTTCTTTAATAACATGAGACACCCTATCCAGATTAATAACAGGTCCCATTGGATGTCCAAGTTCTCCTAAAGCACGACCTTCATTAATATATTTTTTACTAAAGTTCTGAACTTCCTTTTTCAATACTGCATGAGGATAAACTCTACCATTCTGATTTTTAATATCAGATTGCATAAAGATTCCTTTAATATATTGTTCTTTTTCTTTTCCCTCAGTAATATATTCTACTTCGTTTAAGTGTTCTGTTATTAATTTCATAGTTACCCTTTCTGTCCTAATTTAGCTATTCTTTGAGTCTCAGCACTGCGAACTTTTGGTAAAATCTTTTTAGCGATTCTTTTAATTACTGCTTTCTTTTTACTTAATCTTTTTTCTAATTGTTCTCTACTACTTAAAGATAAATCTGATTTTTTTCTATTTTTTAAAATCTTTTTTGTAATTAGTTCTCTCGCTTTTTTTAATGCTCTAACTTTTAATTTTTCAGGTGATGCTTTCTTCTTCATAGCGAGTTTACGCTTACGAGCAATTTGAAAAGATTTTACTTTCAATAATCTTGATCTTTTCAATCTTGCAGACTTACTCAAAACTTCATCAATAACATCTTCAACTAAATCGTCAGTCGTTTTCATTATCGCCTTCCCAACCAGCATCAATTTCATCATAGAATTTTTTCTTATCTGCACCTTTTAATTCGTCTGGACTAGACACACCATATTTTTTTAATGTCTTATTAAAAAAAGCTTGATAAGCTTTTTTATCACCAGATGCTTCTTTTCTTTGTTCTTTCCTTCTTCCATCACCACCAGCACATCTTCGTTTTTCGCCTGACGATTTAATATATTCTTTAAAAGTTATCATTTCTCTACCTCTGGTGTTTTAGGTTCATCTGAAACCGTTGGTTCTTGTACTTCTGGTCTATCAAATTTAAAAGTTGTTTTATAATCTTCGATAGCCTTAAAAGATTTATCTTTTAAAATTTGAGTAATACCTTCTTTTGCTTTATTAAGTTTTTTATTTAAAATATTTTTTAATACATTACTTTTAATATCAGTCATGTTTGATCCTTTCATCTTTAATAATATCAAGAAAAAACTTTTCACCTAGTTCTTCGGATTGAATCCAAGAAGTAATATCGTTAGGTCGTAGATTAAATTTTTTACTTGCCATAATAACGGACTTATTCATTTGTCCGAAACCTTTTTTATCAACATATTTAAATACAAAACGAATTGCTTCTTTCATTTCTGCAGATATTTTTTTAGAAGGCGATTCATCATGTAATATGTCTTTAAACATATTCTTTTTATAATTTTCAATAAAACTATGAGTTTTTACTTTTAAAATAGATTGTATTTTAGAAGTCCTCATCAGCATCTCCCCCAAAATCATCTTCAGGTTCTTCTTCGGCTTTTTCAAGATCCATCTGTTTATCCAAAGCTTCTATTTGTTCAGAAGTTTGCTGTAAAATACTTTTTCTTACATATTCTTTAGAAACATATTTACCAACATATTCTTCTGCCTGTGCAGCTAACTCAAAGCGATCTCTTAATACTTCGGAATTTTTTAATTCCATAAAATGAGAATCTTTTGCCCATATATAACGAATACGATCTCTCATATCTACCCAATCTTCTTCTTTAATAATACCTTTAAGAATTAATTGGACTCTCAATAAATCACAAAACAAATGAGAAAATTTATGTCTTAAACGAGTAATAAATTTTCCAAACTTTACTTCATCTCTTGTAATTTCAGATGCTCTTCCAAGATTAAACTGTGTTGAATCAGTTCCTTCAATTCTTGATATTGGAACATTCAAAGACTTATATAATTTCTTTCTAAAATATTCTATATCTTCTGTTTCACCAAGATTTTGTCCACCTGGCAAAGTTTGAATTTCAGTACCTCGGCCACCTTCTCGTCTTGGCAACCAGAAATCTTCTAACATTGAAAGATGTTTACGTTGATCTTCTACTTCTCCTGATGAAGCATTATAAATCATTTTTTGTTTATAACGGTTCATTACTGTTTGCAGATATTGTTCTGCTTTCAGTTTGGGGAGATTACCTACATCAATATAAAAGATTCTTCGTTCTGGCGCTCTTGCTAATCTATAAATAACCAGAGCATCTTCAATCATTCTTAATTGATTGAATGGTTTAATTGCTTTAAACAAATAACCAATTACAACTTGTTTTACTTGGTCAATCAATCCCGAATGAACATATGAAATAGCATCTGGTGCAACTGTTATTTGTTTAGTGCTTCCTGCTTGACCTACTTGAAAATTTCCAGTCATCATAGGATCAGAATTGTAAATATAATACTCATTTACTGATTTAACAACTTCAACACCATTAACAGTTTCTTTCTGAACATCACGAACTTTATTAATATTTAAAGGATCAATAGGAACTAAATCTGTAATACCATCTTTAATCCTGTTTTCATCAACAACAATATGATGATATAATCTTCCATCAACATACCATTTTTTAAATAAATCTCCACCCTCATTATTAAAATTTAATAAATCTAATATTGTAGTAAATTCTTGACTAATTTTATCTTTGATAGCATCAGATAAATCTATACTATCTAAATCAAGAGCAACTACGGGTACACCATCTTCGTGTATTACTGCATCATTAATAATATCTTCAATTGCACCATCAACTTCTTGGGAAAAAGACATATCACGATACTTTTGAATCAAAACCTTCTCATCTTTTGCATCAGCCTCAGCATTTAAGTAATGCCCAATAATACCTCCACCATCAACAACAGTTGTTGCACCATCGGTATTTTCGGGAGTTACAAATGTCTTAGCCTTTTTATCTTTTTTAGATTGTATTTCAAATCCAAATATTTCAAAAGCCATAAAGAATTTCCTTTGTTAAAATCAAAATTTTCGGGGGATGATAAAATCATCCCCCAATGTTCATATATTTAGAAGCCAATACTACCAAAGATTTGTCCACCAATGTTACCATTACTATCAGCTGCGAATGTAACACCAACAGAACTATTACCTTGACCAACACCTAAGGTATTACCTTGACCCGTTGTAAATTCATTAATTGCAAAAGTTACAGTATAATCCTCTACGGTATCATTTGTATCCCATGCCAAATCAATAGCAGAAATGTCAGTAGGGTACATACTCGTAATTTTATAAGTACGAATTGTTCTTCCTTGACGATCTAACTGTTGAATTAATGCAGCACCATAAATTCCGGCTGTAGCTACTTGAATGTTAGCATGATGATGTTGAAGTTGTTCACTCCACTTTTCAAAAACACCACGAATGTACATACTTGTATCATTCAAAACTGTTACAGTCCAATCTGCGAATGTACGATCACCAGGAACTTTCAGAAATCTTCCATGATAAGGTACATCAACATTTCCTATAGTTGAACCGGGAAGTTGCGTTGCCTTACAATGATACTGAAAAGGTTCCATGTTAAATCCCTGTGGAGGGATAATATTACAAACAAATAGATTTGGTCGTACACCACCTCTAAATCGACTTTGAAAATCATGTATACTTGTTGCCATTTTATTACTCCTTTTCGTTTATAGTATTTATACGATTAACCACCAATTTCTGTGAAATTAACATCAGTTCTGGCGGCAATAAAATTTAACTGAATGTAATTGATAGACCTTGCAGGTTTAACAAAAATATCACCTACAAATTGGTTTGTATCAATAACCTCTCCAGGATTATTTGAACCGTCACATACTACTTTGAAATCAGTAATACCACGGCGACCTTGTACTTCTCGTAAGAATGGTGTAACAAAGTTTACAAACTGTGTTCTCGTAAACTCATCATTGAACTCAAATAACATTGCTTTGGCAGCTACTGAAATTGATTTTTCAAGAGTAATAAACAATCTTCGTACATTAATTCTATCAAATGCACTTGGAACTGTCTGCATGGTTTTATCACCAAAAAGAATAACACCAGCGCCTGCTTGTGTTACAGAAGGATTAACTCCTAATTGATATAACGTATCACGATTTGCTTTAGTTGGTTCCCAAGAAAGTTTTACAATATTTTTTATAATACCTCTTGTCAAACCAGCGGGAGACCACCAAGGATCATTAGTATTATCCGTTCTCGCACACAAACCAGCAATATCACCGTTCAACGGGACATATACAAACACATCTCGATAACGATCATATTGATATTTCCATGCACTATCCATAACGGCATAAGATGATTTAACTAAATTACCATGATCTGTGGTAATTGCAGTAACTTCAGATCCAGCGTTATTAACAACAGATCCCTGTAAGGGAGAAACAAACACCATACAATCTTTTCTTGCATCTGCAACATTTGTTGTAACCCATGAAGAAGTTATTGCATCTGCAGGACCTGTCATAATTAATGAAACATCAACAGCTTCAGCAGTTTGAAAAAAAGCATATCCAGCCTGTCTGTTTGCTTGAGTCAATGTATTTCCATCAACACCACCTGCTAATGAACCACCAGGATATTTTTCTGCTTCAGTAGCACTATTAAAACTTTTAAAAGTACTTCCAACTTTCGTTGACCCAGCATCAACTTCACTACCTGAATCAGTTGACGTTGCGGTTAGTTGTGTATTTTTTCCCAACCAAATATATTTGGATTCGTTCCGCAAAACATCTCCAACATAATTAGAAGCACCATCAATTTTTTTAGCATCACTTGCTTTACTTACATAAGCAAATTTTTCTAAAACAAAACCAGGTGTTCCAGTCCATTGACCATCTTCATCAATAACAATAACATGCATCTCATCATTCGATCCACCAGCATTACTAACATCAGTTGATGTTCCCGGTGCGCGATCAAAGTTTGCTTTAAATACATTTTGTTCTGCGAGAGGACCACCTGTTACAGTTGCTGCCCAACCATGTGAATCAATAGCCATTGCTTTTAAACTATTTCCCAATGCTCCAGGATATTTTGCAACGAACGCTTGATCTGTAAATGTACTCAATACACTATCGTAATGAGTTTTATTGTGAACATCAATTGCTGTTCCAGTTCCATCTGTGTCTCCGATAACAGCGTTGGTAGCAGCAGTCGCAACACTTCTTACAACTACTAAGTTGTTAGAGTATGCTAAATAATTAGCTGCTGTCCAAAAATCTTGAAATGTGTTACTGTCCGGTTTACCAAAAACATCAACTAATTCATTTTCTGATGAAATATTTGTTCTCTCATCTACCGGACCCCATTGAAATGCCCCTGAGTATCCGCCAACAGATGCCGATACGTTGGGTACAACGGTTGTTAAGTCTTGTTCGGTTATGTTAATTCCCGGTGATACTTGAAATGCCATTTGATTTCTCCTTTTACATTCTTAATATTGATATAGATTTACCATTTATTTGTATGATATACGGTGCTTACTTTTTCCCATACTTGACCTTCAGCATCCGTTTCATACTTATCATCCAATCCATCATCAATAATACCAAAAGGAACTGTCATATCGTCAATAGAGTCCATCCTATTTTGATATAATTTTTCTCTAATATTCAAATTAATTAGTTCTTTAAAATACTGTTGATCTACTAACCATGCAAACAATACTAATGTCGTAACTAAATCATCATTCGCACCTTCTTCAGCCGCAAATGATTCTCCTGTTGCAACAAAAGTTGTCAATTCAGAAATAATATCATAATCTGTAATTAATAATTTATCTTCTTCGATTAAACTTTTTAAATTTGAACAACCAATTCTTTTAACTTGTTTAGTTGTTCTAACACCCAAAGAAATATCTTTTCTATGACCGCTTGTTATTTGTTGGCCATGACGACCAAACCATGATACTGTTAAAATATTTTCATATTCTAAATCATGGTGTAAAACATCAGCCACTTGAGATCCAATATCATTACTTTCTACTAGAAGATACGCTTCATTATACTTCTTACCTATATTATTTATAATATTAGGAAAGAGTAGAGGGGCTACAGTATTATTTCGATATTTTGCTACTATTTTATACGGAACTTCAGTCGTATCAAATACACAAAAAGTTGAATAATCCAATCCTTGACCACGAGCTGTATCTACTGTAATAGTATATTTTCTATCTCTTTTAGGTTCTTCATAAACATCTAAGTCATCTTTTGACCATTCTGGAGCGCTATAAGACATTTCTTGCATCTTTTCGTAAGATATAAGAGTATTAGAAGAACCTAAAAAGTCTGCTTCGTACTCTTGTCGAAATGCTTCTTCACCAATATCAGATATAATCTTTTTACGCCATTCTTGATCTCTTTCTGGAATACTAGTCCAATGAATCTTAAATGTTTTAAACTGATTATTACCTTCTACAGCATCATTCCAGAACTTATAAAATAAATTATATCCATTCGGTGTAGATACCATTATTATTTTAGTATCTTTACCAGATGAAATCGTGGGATAAACTGACTTAATAAATGCATCAGCAATCGTTCTTTGTACGAACGCAAATTCATCTAAGAACAACAATGAAAAACTATAACCACGAATTGCAGATGATGATGTTGAAGATGCAATTATCTTAGAACCATTTTCAAGTTCTAAATTTCCTTTGTTCCATTCAACAATACCTTGTTGTAAAAACTTGGGTAAATGTTGATATGCTGTTTGTAATCTTCCAAGTAATTCTCTTGACGTAGATGCTTTATTAGCAAGTATACCAACAATCTTTGTCTTGTTAAATAATACATAATGTAAAATATAACCAAGACTTGTTACAGATTTACCAGACTGTCTAGCACTTTTTACTATAACATATCTATTACTATCAAGTGTATCAACCAAATCTTTTTGATAATCATATAGATCAAATGGTATTAAACCTTTATCAACATGAACAACTTGAACATAATTCCTTAAAAAATATATAATATCATCACGACATTTAATATATTCTGTAACTTCTTCTTTTGTAAACTGTTGATTAACATTTGTCGGTTTTAATAACCGATTACCCAAATAAGCATCATCTCTGTTTTCTTTACTCATCTAGTTCTTTTCTTTCTTGCGGGTTCATCTGCTCTTGAGATTCTTTCCTCGTCTACATCTAAACCAAATCGTGTTCTTATCATTGTATCCAATTTTAAAATATCAGTTTGTAAAACTCGGATTCTATCTATTAATTGTACCAATATATCCATTTGAGCATTAAGTTTACCTGACAATGAATCCTTTAACCATCCAACTATTTTCCAAAAACAATAACCAACGAGTAAGAATCCAACCACAGGTAACCCTAATCTTTCTATAAGGTCAGCGGTATTATTAATATCCATCTTTTATCTTTACACCTTCTAATGGTTGAACAAGTAAAATAGATGTGCAAGGACAAACCTTCTCTATTTTTTCTTCTCTAACAATAAATCCTGTAACTCTTTAGTGCTACCAATAAAAAGTGAATTATTTACAGTATTAGGATCTTTAGTTTCTTTCTCTATCTCTTTTTTTGTTTTTTGTAATTGTAAAAGTTCTTTTGTTGTATCAGATAAATTTCTAATCAACATTGCAGTTACTTCATATGCTCTTGCAGATTCAGATTCTTTTGCAACTGCAAGTAATTCTTCAAGAGCATCATTACCTTTATCTATAAGTTTATGATATTGTTCTCTTGAAAAGTTATAATCAGAACTTAAATCTTCATTAGGTTTTTTTGTATTCTTATTTCTTTCAACTGGTATTAAATCACCTGTTACATCTAATACTTTATTTAATTTTTCAACAGTTGTTTTTTTCATATAATTAACCTATTTTTATTGTGCATCAAAATAACTTTTAGAAAGTTCTCCACGTTCTATTGTTTCTCCCGTCTTTCTACATCTTACATAATTTTTTTGTACAGTTCCTTCTGGTGTAGTAAAAGTTCTTACTCCTCCAGAATATGTACCATTTGCATCTGAATATGTATTAGCTGCCGTAGCAGTATTTTCATATTGCCATATACTATCTGATCCCGGTACAGTTACCCAAGCCATATTAGTACTCCTTTAAGAATCTGTTATAACAGTAGTAAATCCATAATCATCATCTGTATCTGCTGTCAATGGATCTGGTTTAACATTAGTAGTAGTTACTTTAGAACTACCAGTAGTAAGAACATCAAATTTATTAACATCTACTGATCTAATAATATTAACATCACCAGAAGGACCATACATAAATGCTTGAACTGTGAAAGTTAATGTATGTATTAATGCTCGTCTTGTAAGATAATCTCCTTCATAACTATCTTCAGTAGATAATCCAGTAAAAATAATTGGTATGTCTCTTTTAATTCCTAAAGCAGATAATTCGTGTAATGTTACTTGATACTCTGGTGTAAAATATGGTAAAATTTGTTCTAGTATTTGTGTTCCATCATCAGAATTTTTTACCATTATACTCAAAGTAAAATCAAAATTATATGGAACTGGATTATAAACAGTAGACATTAAAGTTGTACTCGCATCAATATTTGCTTCACCAGCACCATCTCGACCACCGCCACCTGAAACTGTAACTGTAGGAATACCTGTATATCCACTTCCGGGTGTTGCTATTTGAATGTTTGTTATCTTTTTTGTAGTTGAATCTATTGTAGCAACTGCAGTTGCTCCAGTACCACCGCCACCTGAAATAGTAACAGTCGGTGCGGAAGTATAACTATTGCCGGGATTAGTTACTGTAACACTTTCAATTAAACCTCCACCTTTTGGTGATTTAATTTTTTTAGTTGATTGTAACTTTCTTGTAGGATCATAATTAATAGCAGTAAACTCAAATGACATTCGTGGTAAAGTAAGACCTACTTTACCTTTGGATATATCTGTAGCTTGACGTAATCGAACTAAAAATTTTTCAGAAGGTCCATAAGCTATTGGAACTTTAATTTCTTCTTGTATAACACCAGTAGAAGTTGTACGTCTTACGATAATATCATTAAATACTGTACCAAATAAAATAACAATATTCCGTATATTTTTATTATAAAAATAAGTACCAAACATTAAGTAACCTCACCAAATGGATTGGATTCTGAAAAATCTAATATTGAATCTGCATCTGTTTCAAACTCTGTATTATCAGCAAACGGAGTTGTAGGCATTGCTAATGTATCTGACGATGCCAATGACCAAACAGCACCACTTGATTCACCTGTAATATTTGTTCCTGCTATAAAAGTACCAACAAGATCATTAACTCGTATAGTTGGATTTCCCGCTGATGGTGTCCAACTAACAACTATACCTTTAGCTGTTGCAGTAGCAAGATTAGCACCTTGATATACTTCTTCATCAACTATGAATGAACCAGTTCCACCTGCTGAAACAATTAAATCAACAGCATAAGATTGTTCTCTTTCAATATCATCAACTTCTTCTACACCTGTATCCATTTGTTCTTCACTATATTGGAACAACTCACAAGTTAAATCGTAAGTATAATTTTTTCCTACTACATAGAAAGGTTGTTCATGTTCAACAAACTTAATTTCAAAAACTCCCTTATTCTGTGGAAAATAAATTAAATCCCCTTCTAAGGGTTTATCCATTTCAGTTGCAATTTGAAAATGTTTTTTGTGAACTGTAATGATTAATTCATCTTTTACATCCAATCCAAATTTACTTACTAAATCTCCTTCGCCCCCGAAACCTTCAATAGATTTAACAAACATTTCCACTTGATATACATTTGTAAATTTTGATAGTACATCTTCACCATAAAGAAAATCTTCTTTAACAATAGTTCGTGGAATATAATAACCGTCAAACCCAGCTTGTTGTATTACTTCACGGTTTATATCATCCATGAGGTTTTGATCCATCATGGAATTTTGGAAATAAATATTAGATGACATTAGGCTATAAATCCATCAGGTGGAAGTTCATATTTTAAATTCATTTCTTCTTCAATTTTGGTAATTTCTTCTACCGCTTCATCATAGATTGTTTTACCATTGAGTGTAATTCCACCTGGTAATTGCACTCCTTCAAATTTCTTTAAGTTCTCTCCCCATTGCCTTTTAATTAAAGCAGTAGCATATCTTTTTAAAAACATATCATTGTATATTTCGGTATATGTTGTGGGATCTAATATTCGATAAGCTTCTATAATAAGTTTATCATCTACTTTAAATTTTTCTGCCCAATCTGTTTCAAGATATAATTTGTTTTGTTTTCTATTAAATAATACAGTTGCATTTACAGTAAATAAATAATCAACCATTGAAAAATTTGATAATGACATTCTCCAATTAATTAATGATGTTCCTGTAAATGTATTTAAATCATTTAAACGTAATTGAAATTCTTCATTAAAAAACCCAGTTTGAAAAGCATTGAAATTAGGAATTGGTAAAACTCTATTAACACCTATAATAGGATCATTCATTGGAATATACTCATTATCAATATCGGTTTGTGTTAATGTATGCTTTAAAAAAACTTTTTCAACACCATCAAAATGATACTCTCCAAAATATTCTAAAGCGTCATCTAGTCTATCTGATATTTGATCGTCATCAACATTAATCTCAATAACAGGCCAACCCAATCTTCTTAAACAATAATCTTGTAACTGTGTTCTTGATGTAATTGCCATAGTTTTATCCTAATGCGATTGCCATTGTAATTGCTTTAGCGTCAACATATGCGGTAGTTGCACCACCAACACCAGACCCAACTACAATAATTGCGCCATTTGAATCTTTAGTATAGATTTTTTGATCTGCCGTATTCATTGCAATCTCACCAGTATCTAAATCACTTGTTGATGGGATTGACGAAGCTGTTTCACTTTTTTTCGGCTTTATTACTATCGGCATCTACTGATTCCCCAGTTTTTGGTTTAGATTTTTCTAAATCTTCTGTTAAACATTTAATTCTTGCTTCGAGCTGAATTGCCTGAGCTGTTCTTTCATTTAACATAGTTTGTAAAATAGTAATTAAATTCTGTGCGTAACGCAACTTCTCATTCAATTCATCAGTACCATTTTCAGACATAAATCCTCCATCTTGTTAATTATTAAAATGTTCCTCCATCTATTACATTTGTCCATGCTGGTGTTCCAGCATTAGAATATAAAAAATAACCATTAGTACCAGCAGCAGTAACTTGTATTGCTCCAGCACCATTACCATATAATATACCATTAGAAGTAAATGTTGTTGCACCTGTTCCACCAGAAGCAGTTCCTAATGAAGCAGAGATTGACCAAGTACCACTTGTAACTATTGGAATACCAGTTGAACTTGAAGTATCAATGCCAGTTCCACCATATCCTGAAGCAACAGCAGTTCCTGCCCATGTACCTGTTCCAATAGTTCCAACAGTTGTAATAGCAGCTTGTCCCGCCCATGCTGTATCAATAACTACATTATCAGATGTAATTGTAATACCCGTACCAGTATTAACCGCCATGGTATTTCCAGATTTTGATAACCCGTTACCATCCGTTATCATTCCTGTTCCTGAAAATTGAGTCCATGTAACAGTTGTTGTTCCAAAATTAATAGTAGTATCTTGGGTCATAGTAAACCCGTGATTTGCATTACTAGTACCTTCTTCTACGAAAGTAAATACACCTGAATTTAATTCAGCGGTTGTATCAGCATCAGTTGTTCTAGTTAATATCCAATTAGTAGATCCATTTCCAACATCAGTAACTTTATAGATACCATTATGTGCCGCAGATGTTTGATCTTTAACTAAAACTCTTTCATTTGCATTTAGTGTTACACCATCAATTGCAATTGCTGCTTGTGAACCAGAATTAGTTAAAGTTGCTCCAACACCAGATGCACCATTATTATATGTAGCAGTTAGATGAGCAGTTGTTGCTACTCGACACGAATCTTTAACTTCTAATCCTGCACGGTTAGAATCAACATATGCTTTAATTGCTTTTGCTGATGCTAACGTAGTATGAGTTGCAGCAACACTTGTAATATCTGTATCAATTTCTGTTATACCATCTAACAAATTCAACTCGGTTGCTGATGCAGTTACAGCAGTAGTACTTCCTGCTGCCCCCAAATGTAAAGTACCAGTTTTTAAATTATCTATATGTTGATCTGAATCAACAACAACTGCTTTACTTGCAGTTAATGTTCCGGGAGTTACATCAACAGTATTTAATTGTGCAGTAGTTCCTGTATATCCATCTATCTTATTTAACTCTGTCGTTGAAGCAGTAATACCAGTAAGTGTATTCAATTCAGATGTAGATAAAGTAGCACCACCTAATATATTTAATTCTGCACCCGTTGCAGTTACTTGTGTTGCGCTCCCAGAATTACCAATATGTAAATTAGTTGTTTTAACATGATCGGTATGTAAATTACCATCAAGTAAAACTGCTGAATTAGCCGTTGCTGTTCCGGCAGTATGATCTAACATATTTGTAAAAAATGATCCACCAATAATTGCGGCAGCATTTGCTCCAGCTAATCCATCTGCATGACCTATAAATAATTTACCTACACCCGATTCATTTCCACTTCCGTCAGCAGCAGAGTAAGAATATGCTAATTCACCAGCAGTAATATCTCCACCAGAATTGGAAGTAGGGATATTAGATGTAGTTGTTCTTTTAATTTGTATGACATTCGGCATGTTCTTATCCCCTTAATATTTAAAATGTCTGTCCATCTATTACTAAAGTTTTATACGAAATAGGTTTATACTTCGCAGTATTTGTATCCCAAATTAATAATGCATCGTTTGGTATTGTTTCAGAAGTATCAACATCAGCTAAATCATTAACATTTGCTGTACCCAAAGATGTTGTTACCTTAATAACATCAGATGGATCACTTGTAAATAAAGTTTTAACTACTAAATTACTCATTAGTATTTCCTCTCTAAGATGCTCTTGTTACACCTGGTTTAATGTGCATTTTTCCTTCAATAACTCTTGTAACTGTTCCTGAGCCTGATGTAATTTCTACATCATAATAATAATATCCAAATTTGATAGCTTCAGTTTGTGCTGGAGTTAAAGTTAAATTAATTTTACCTGTAGTAGTGGGTGAAACTATTGTACAAGTAATTGTATGAAATGAAGAAGAAGTAAAATTCTTTCTAATTTGTGAAGCAACAGTATAGCCATTTAAATCTAATGCCGTTGTTCCATCAGACTGAAATACGGTAATAGTATTACTGTATGATGTACCTTGATCTATTGTTTGATCTAAAATTGCTGCCATTTTTAATCCTATAAAGCGGTTTTCTTGTATTTATAAAAAAAATGCACTCATTCTATCCATTGTATAAGAAGTCGTGCGTCTTTTATCGAAACTAAATGATTAAGTATTTCTTTTATTTCTTCAATAAATAATTCCTCGTTGGTTTCATTAACTTTAGTATTTAAATGTTCTTGGTCTGAATCATACCCACGATCTTTATAATTACCTCCAAGAATCTCAAATTCAAAAGACAATTCATACTGTCCAGGAGAGTTCATTTTCCGAGCTACAATATGTTTATAAAAATATTCAACTCGATCAAATTTCCCACCTTTAATCATAAAACGATAAAATGGTATAGAAGAAAATTCACGCATAATTTAATTTGTCGTTACAGCTTCCCTTTCTTCTGCTTTTTTAATATATTCGTCTTTTTGAAATCCAAAAATATCTTTTCTATGTTCTGGTTGAGGACCTTCAATCTTATATAAAATTTTTCCTGTAAGTTCATACAATGATGCTGCTAACCAAACAACATTATCACTATATGAATTTTCACAAGAAAGTTCCCATTCTTTTGAATCAGGACTTAAAAATAAACAACTTCCTTGACATAAATGTAATACAGGACATTTAGGACATTCTACACGATCTGACCAATGAGTTCCTGTTTTAATATTAACTTCTTCTAAATTTTCAAGTGTACCAATCTCATGTGATATACCCGCTGGATTATTAGAAGATGTAGTTACATTTTGACAAGTTGTTATTTTTCCATTTAAGTCTGTTGAAATTGTACTTGGCATATCCATACCACATTTTTGTAGTAAAGATGAAGAAGGTCTTTGTTCTTTTAATGAATCAATAAAATTTTGAATTTTTCCTTCTAACATAGTAAATTGTTCAATCTTTTTATTCATTACTTCTTTAAATGCTTTTCTTCTATATCCAATATGTTCATCTTCTGTTTTCCAAGACATTGATACACCACCTTCATCATATGCATCAATTACACCACCTTCTCCTATTGGAACCATACCAAACTGATTTTTAATCCAACGATTAACTTCTGCACGACTATCATTATCTTTATGAATCATTGCATTAACAGAAAATTTACCTTTTGGCATTAAAATATTTCTTAATTTAAATAACCATTTCTTTTGTTCTGGATCATCTAAAGGATCGGGACCTCTAGTTTTTTGACCAGGACCGTCGTGAGAAATAGAAACAGAAAAATCATATTGTTCAAGAAAATCTATAATTTCCTGATTAAGTAAAGAACCATTAGTTATAACACTAAAAGTAGCTTTAGGAAATTTTTCACTTAAATACAAAGTTACTAATTTCATTTTTGGAAAATATAAAAAAGGTTCTCCACCCCACATCTCAAAATGGGGTTCTTCATCTATTTCTATACCTTCAAATTTATTAACAAATTCTTCAATTTCATTTGCGGTTTTTTCAGATTCGTCTTGATGAGCATAAGTATCATCTGGATTTCTAGGAACAAATCTTTGAGAACAATATTCACAAGAATAGTTACATTTCAAACCTAACTGTATTTTAATTGTTTTAAGTTGTCTTTTACCTTCATCCATTTTGTAAAAAGGTTTCCAATCTCGATATTCAGATTGAGGTACTACAATATCTCCATTATCAAAACGTAATTCAGATGTATCATTATCATAATCTAATACAATCTCTTTACCATCTTCTTTTGGAGATTCTAAATAAAATTTAAACTTCGCCATGTTTTCTCCTTAAAATCAAAAACGAAAAGGTTTAATTAACTCATTATACCCGTGAGATACAATTCTAAAATTAACTACAATACAACTTCTTTCTCCTTGTCCTAACCAAGGATTTGTTTCGTGCCAAAGATAATTAGGATGAATAAGAGTTAATCCTACTCTTGGTGTTACGGCATGAATTTTTTGCCAATATGGATATGCGATTGCTGGTCGGGGATCTTGAAATAAAACATTATGAGTAGGATGTCTTGGTGATTTTTCTGAATCTTTCATTACATTATCTGTTAGATTACCTTCACCCATAGATAAATAATGAACTAAAACACCATTAACATCTTGATGGTAATGAGGATATGTTCTCGCACCAGGTTGTTGGATATTTCCAAAGCATCTACCTTCAAGTTCTAATTCATCCGCTTGTTGTATACCCCAACCTTTACGAATATAATAACGAATTAATTTAGTTGATATTTTTTCAAATTCTAATATAGTATCCTTTTCTGGATACTCTTGTGGATTAGCAAATAAATTATAATGTGTAGTTGCGTAAAATCCTTTTGAATCTACAATAGAATAAAACTGAGGATTTTCATCACGAATTTCTTGTAATGATTGTTCTTTTTTATGTAGAACATTAATCAAATCATAACGCATTGCATCAGGTAAAGTTATATCTACCTCCATGAAAGGCGTTGTCCAAAGTTGTTCTATTCTAGCATGGCCATCTAATGGATCGGTTCTAGTATCTTCTTGTTCTTTTCCCTTTGGATGTTCTTCAAAAAATTTTAAATGTTCTGGTTTTTCTACCAAAGAATTAGTCATAAAGTCCTCAATTAGTTAATGATTAATATTAATCCCCTTGTAGAATTTAATCTACTGTATAATCAACATCAGCAACACCAGTATAATTACGAAATCCAATTTTTACTTTAAATTTTTCACCTGAAGTAAGACCTAAGGCTGTAACTTTAAAAGTACCTACACCTTTATTAGTGGTTAATCTTTGTTTCGGTAAATATCCACCAGTTGCTTCTAAAAATAATTGAATATCTTTTTCAATAGTTTTGCCATCATTATCAACCATTTTAAATTCGACTGTATCAGTTCCGTCTGCTGCGATATTATTTCCACCTGATGTAACTATAAATTTTGGAAAAGCTTCATACATTTGACCTACATAATTATAATCTTTTCCAGATGTTGCAAACATTTCTTTTTCATTTGTACCATCAACCCAATCAGCTTTTGCATTAGTACTAAAACCATACCCTTTATTATATTTCAATGTAATTGAACATTCATCAAAAGGTACATCACTAAAAGGTTGATATACAAATAAACATGCTGGTCTACCTGCATGTCGAGAAGCTCTTAATGGATGTGCTTTAGTATCTTTTTCTCTTGGTACTGAATTAAATGCAGGTCTTGCATTACCTTCATAGTCAATACCGATTACCCAACAAGCAGCATCATCTTTCTCTCCACTAAAAATTGATGGATCAGTTAAATCTAACCATGCAAAGGAAGTACCCATAAAATATTTTCCAGTTAAACGATCAATATAATCACTACGATATCTCTCTGGCATATTAGGTAAAAACTGTTCACCCATTACAGTTTGTCCCATAATTCTACCCGCTGGCAAATATTTATGATAGATACCAGAAACTTCTGCTGGCCATTCACCTATTGAAGGACTTTTAGGAATATCAAGTGATCTTTCGATATGTTTTACGGTAACTGGATTACCATCATAATCTTTTTTATCTCGAATCATATCTAAACTCCAAGGGTTAATACCTGGTTGTACATCTGACCATCCAGAATTACCTGTTGCAGAATATTTCCATCCATCCTCAAATTTATCTTTAAATTCTTGCTGTATGTCCCATACTCTTTTATTAACTTCTAACCAAGTCTTTATGCATGCTTTATCTTTATCAAGCAGAAATTCAACATGAACCGCGGTTGAAAGACTATCATATGTTTTTCTAAACATTTTATTCTCCTTTAATTAATTAACAATTGCAAGCACAGGCGCATGCACAGGCACAATTACAGTTAGCATTATTTCCAGAAAGTGTTACTGCTGTTCCACTATAAGATAATGATGCAGCAGAAGAACCACAAGCACAGGCATTATTTCCGTTACAATTAGCCATACTGGCACTTCCTGAGGCTGATTTAATTGTACCATCACAATTAGAACAACGAGCTTGTCCATTGGTACTACAATTTGGATGATTTGTACAGTTAGTTACCCATTGCCCATCACCTCTTAAAAAAGTTGTACTGTTGGCTGTACCACCATTTAAACCTAACCGACCATTCGGAATTATTCCACTGCTTATGTTAGATGCATTAGTAGTATCCGTAGTAGCAGAGGCAGCAAGAGTTGGTTTATTTAATAAAGTATTCCAATCTCTGTCTGGAGCATTGTCTAATCCTCCAGTAACAACATCTCCATCTGATTCTAATAAATCTGCTAAATGTCTTGCTTTTGACATATTATCTCCTTAACAATTACATGCACAGGCACAATTGCAATTACAATTACCACCTTGTAGTGAAATGTTCTGTCCGGTCATTATAAGATAACCACTAAATCCAACACTACCAGAAGCTGTTTTTGCAGTACCATCACAATTTGCACAATTTGCTTTTCCATTCGTTGTACAATTTGCATGATTAGTACAGTTAGTTACGAAAGTATTATCACCTCGTAAATAATTAGTGTGTGAACCTCCTTGTTTAATTCTTGTCATAGACAAACTTCCCGAACTAATGTTTGAGGCATCCGTAGTATCCGTAGTAGCAGAAGCTGCTAAAGTTGGTTTTCCTGTTAAAGTATTCCAATCAGCTTCTGGAACATTATCTAAATGGGTTAATTTTACATCACCACCACTATCTATTAAATCAGCAATTAATCTATTTTGTGACATAGTATCTCCTTAACAGTTACAAGCGCAAGCACAATTACAATTACAATTTGAACTAGTAGCTTTTATTTCTGTACCAGAAATATATAAATTGTAAGATGAGCCTACTTGACAATTTGCGGTTTTAATAAATCCATCACAATTAGAACATCTCGTTTTTCCATCTGTTGTACAATTACCATGATTAGTACAATTTGTTGCCCATGCACCATCACCTCTTAACTGTGTTGAACTAGATGGAGTTCCCGATCCTAAACGTGCAAGAGGAATTGTTCCGGATGTAATGTTGTCGGCATTAGTAGTATCTGTCGTTGCAGAAGCTGCTAAAGTTGGTTTATTTAATAAATTTGACCAATCAGCCGGAGGCACATTATCCAAATGAGTCGATTTAACATCCCCATCTGTTTCTAATAAATCTGCTAACAATCTTGCTCTACTCATCTAAAATTTCCTTGTTCATCTACGTTACTAAGTGGTTTAAGAAGATCAGAATTATTCCTAGTTAAAACTCGATAATTAATTACAATAGATGCTCTTATTCCCTTACCTGTAAAATGATTACTTTCATGCCAAACATAAGCAGGATGTAATAAAGTCGTTCCTACTTTAGGTTCCCACGCAATAGCTTTATTACAATAAGGATAATTAATAGCAGGTCTAGGATCACATAAAATCAAATTACCCGAACCATCACAAGGTAAATCATCTTCATCTAAATTAAATGTAGCTTTAATTTTTCCATGATCTTCTTCGGGTTCTATACGATCAACAGTTGATCCAGCGGGAATCATTGCTAATTCCGTATCACTTGGATTATCACTAAATTCTTTTATTTGAAATTCATCACCAACTGTTAAGTAATGAATAAACACACCATCAAAACCATGATGATAATGAGGATATGTTCTACGGCCATAGGTCTGCATATTACCAAATCCTCTTGCCTCAATTCTTAAATCGTCTGCAGATGAAAGATCATAAGAATTTGCTAAGTAATATCGAATAATCTCAGATGAAATTTTTTCAAATGAACTAATATGTTCTCCTTCAGGATCATCTTTACCATAATCAAAAAGATTATAATGATTTCGTTCAAACTCAGGTGTTTGAGTTTTCTTATGAGTACCCATTGTTGTACAATAACCACGGGAAGCAACAAAACGAATTAAACCTAATCTCATTTCTTCTGGCAATTTAATATCTAACTCACCAATTGGAGTTGTCCAATTTTGAGTAATTTTCATATGACCTTCTAAGTCATGTTTTCCATTTAAATATTTATCTTCCGTTTTTACTGTATCCGAAACTTTATTTTCTCTTGCCTTTTGCATTTTTGTTGGATCAGCAGTTGTGATAAAATCATAATTATCACATTCTTTTGCCTTGTGCTGATCTTCCGTAGCACCCGGACAATTTATAGCGCCAACTTCTGGAGTTTCAAATGTAGCTAAAGTCATGTGTGTTCTCCCTTAGAAAGTACAAAGTGATACTGTATCATTTGTTGTTAAAGCCGGTGAAGCAGGAAATACAACAGTTGTACCTGTCGTTGCCGTTACGTCTGTTCCAACTACTAGTTTAACCCCGTTTAAAAATATTTGAATTTTTCCTACAGTATAATTAATATTAAAAGTAGTTTGTCCTGCTGTGGGTGTAACTACTGATTCAGAATAAGCTAAACCTACATTAGTTAATAATGCTCCTGAAACCGCTGGTAATCTACCAGAACCATCAAGTTGAATTAATTGACCAGCACCAGTTCCAATATTTAAACGTGCATCCGGAACGGTTCCACTTCCAAGATTACTAGCATCTAAATTTGCTGACTGGACAAGTCCTGTAAGTTTAGTTGTCGCGACATCATTAATATCTACATCTTGAATTGTACCATCTTCAATGCCACCAGTTTTTATTCTACTAAGAGCCATAACTTTACTCCGTTAATAAATTTAGAATGTAAGAAATTCAATTTTATCAGTAGTAGCTGCACCAGTCGTTAATACTACTGTTGTACCATTAGTTGCTGTAAAATCTGTACCTTTTAATAACTTAACACCGTTTAAAAAAACTAAAATTCTACCTACTGTATAAGTGATATTAAAAGTAGTTTGTCCAGCTGTGGGTGTTTGTGCTGCTGGTTCGTCAACTTGCAAGGGCAAATTAGTTAATAATGCTCCAGAAACTGCAGGAATTTGTGCAGAACTATTAAGAGCTAATATTTTATTTGCTGTTGTACCATGAGCAATTTTAGATGAAGCAATAGCAGCTGCATTATGAATATCAGCATCTACTATTGTACCATCAATAACATCTATAACACTAGCTGTTGCTGGCACGGCTCCTAAATATGGCATTATTTCTCTCCTTAATCTCTATTTAATATATTTATAAAACTTTTATACTCAAAATCATTAATTTTTTATTCTAAATTAATCGTGGTCCTGTTCCCCAAAATACAAGTGAATATCTGACACCTTCTAATAATTGAGTAACTCTATGCCATTCCTCAGACCTAAATATTACAATACTTCCTTGATTAATCGGTAATTTTTCAGGTTCTTTATCACCATTAAATAATTGTAATTCAGATCCTTTATAATCTTCTGGTTTAGATAATTGTAAACTTAATGATAATTTTCTTATAGAATCAGACTTATTATTACTAATAAAAGTATCTGTATGCCAACTATAATTATCGCCTATATTATCATATTTTGTTAATTGTGCTTTTGGTTCATATCCATCAAGTAATAAATTAAAACCATCTATCATAGTATTAACTTCTAAAATATAAGACCAAACAGCTCTGACCATTATATGCTTTGGATCAATCCATAATACTTTAGATTTACGAATTTCTCCTTCACCTTCATTACCAGTATCATCAAGTTTAATTTGTCCTGAATCAAATTCTTTATCATCAAAAGAATTTACAAAACTATCACAATCTTCCGAACTGATAACACTATCAAAATAATAATATCTATGCATTACGATTAATAAAATATTTAATATTCATAAATTGTGCAATTGAATACCTTTCTGTTTTTGAAATAAAACTTTCTGTTTCGTGATAAACCCTTGAAGGAAAAATCACACAAGAATTATTTTTAAAAGGTATTGTTACATCATAATCACTAAACTTTATACCACCATCTTTAATTTCTGATTCACAAAGAAAAGTGATTGAACTAAAACTTGATGAATCTCTATGTTTCTTATAACTTTCTCCTGTCTTATATTTATTCAACAAAGTAAAATCTTCATTGACTAATTCATAAGCAGTATTTTCATTATTAATGGTAATCATTTCTTTCACTACTTCTTTATCTAAAATTTTTCTACTAGCTGATATAATTGATGAAAATTCTCTATTAGAATAAAATGTATCTAAAGATAAACCGAAACCCGACATCAAAGGAATCCCATCCTTATTAGTACCATTATGGGTTTTTCTGTGTTCTTCTTTTTTTTCATCATCAAAAACTTTATCAAAAACATAATCAATATGTTTAATCTCATTCCAGATAAATTTTAATTCAGAATCAGAATATAAATTTTCAATAATTAAATAACCTAAATCTTTTTTTATATTTGGTTTTAATACCATTCACTTTACTCATTATTAATTAATATAATTTATTCCTCGCCCAACGTATCCAGCCATTCGTTACTCCTTTGGGTTATCTGTTTTTACTTTATTTACTTTAGCTTTCATCGCATCAGCAGCAGTTCCACCTTTCCATAACGCATCTAATTGATCGCTTATAGGGGGGTAAGATCGTCTACGCTTTTCTGGATAAGGTGCATTATCATAAGCATCCTGCTCCGCTTTAGCCTCTGCGTCATCACGTTGCTTGCGAGTTTGGTAGTTACCCTTTGCAACAGCTTCGTCATAAGCTGATTCGTATTTCTCAATTTTAGCTAAAACGTGTGCTTCTTTTGCGTTATCGGCCCACTCTTGCCCATCTGCAACAACGTGATTAAGAACGTCTAATTGTCTTTGTGTTAGTTTCATATTTTTCCTTACGCTATTAATGCGGCTCCCATAAAAGTACCGTTTTGAGGAGTGCCAGTTCCATAAACGTGTACTGTATCGCTGGAATGACCATACATATTAACTGTCATATGGAAGGTGTCTGACGCGTCCATATCTGCGACTACACTATGGGTAAAGTTCCCCTGATAAGGGTAAATATTATTGCCGTGTGAACGGTGAGCGTTATAACTTCTGTTTGATGTTGTAAAATAAATTATAGTTTGATTATTATTTGTATTTGTATTAGCAAAATAGAATGAGCCAAACAAAATATATTTGCCTGTTACTGGTGCAGTAAATGTGCCACTTGAAAAATTTGAACCAACATCATAAATTTCAGTAAAAGTTTTTCCGGCTGTTGAATACCCAGTACCTGCACCTGTTACGTTACTAGCGTTGGAAGTCAAGCAAGCAAGAAAACAGGGTTGTGCTGGTTTTGTTATATTACCGTTCTGGTCAATGGTCATTCTTGTATTTGCACCAGTACCAAAATCAAACTTGTCGGTAGTGTGAGTATAAGTAATGTATCCTCTATATTTTGCATTACCAGTAGTTCCGTCTGCAAAGTAGATGCTACCTACATTTGAAGTACCAGAGGCTATGGATATTCCGTTATTACCACTAGTAGTTCCAACAACTAATTGACTAGCTTCTGCCTCGTAACTATTAGGTGTGGTTGTTACTAATCCAACTTTTTCATTAGCATCTATAGTAATCGCAGTTGCATCAGCAGATGATGTAATACCATCTACACCCACACCAGTAAGACTACTTCCGTCTAGGGAAGGTAATGCTGAATGAAGCATTTTTGAATTTATTTTCGATAATGCCATTTGTTATATCCTTAGTAATTTACAGCCCAACCATGAAGTTGAGTTTCTTTACCAGGGCTTGCTGTTCCAGACTCAAATTCCCACTCCATCCAGTTAGAGTTAGAATCGGCAGTACCAGACACCCCTGCCATTTGATAATAAGTATAGTTGGTAGTGTTACTCCCCAACCCACCATCAAAAGTATCATAACCGGGTGTACTAGGAATACCAGTATTAATTAATTGAAAGCTACTACCAAGATCAGTCCAGTTTGTACCATCATTTGATCCTTGCCATTTCCAATACCCGTGTCCAGCAGAATCATTATTTTCATCATTCCAAATTCGACAACCTGTGAAACATCTTGCGGCTGATAATTGAAAACGAATGTAAGAACTTGAAGTGACTGTTTGTGAGCCAGTAAAATAAAAACCATCTGAACTGCCTGATTTTGACCCATCAACAATTTTAGTGACGGCTCTTGTGGTATTCATATTGGTTGTTACTGTAATAATAGAGCCACGATTACCTGTACTGTAGGAATCAGAATAGTTAGTAGTTGCCGTTCCAGCCACCTGATTAGCCCACTCAGCTTTTAGTGCTATCTGGCTTCCTGCTGCAACAGTCGTATTACCTAACTTAACTAACTTCTTACTTCCACTATATGTGGTTGCAGTTCCGTAACTAGCCGCTTCAGTCCAGTTAGTGCCGTTATTTGCTGTAAAGAAAATCTTTAAGTCCGTACCTA